GATCAATATCCAACTAGAACAAGGAACCCTGTTGCAGCGCCCGTCACCGTGACCGCCGTTGTCGAAACGGATGTGGCTACACTGGTTGCAACCGCACTTGTGGCGATAGCGTTAGGGGTCTTGCTAAAAGCGACCGGGAAAGTGTAAGAAGCCGTACCGGACAGAGCAGCGCAATAGATCACGACCATTTTGAAAGAAGACCCGATAAACGGTTGCGAGAAAGTGGCAGTTCCCGAGGAGCTTCCGTTCACAACGGTTTGCGCTGCATCGGGGGAAAGATAGCCGCCCGTGACGAGTCCTGGGCCGGAGAGTTGCGCGAATGCCGGATTTGCCAGTGCGAAAACAAAAACCAAAAGAATTACTGCGAATAATTTTTTCATGTGTGTCCCTCCTAGCCCGTGGCTATTGTGTGAGTATCTTTCAATTTCTTCCTCCATTGCGTCCGGGTGGTTATGGGTTCTTCCAATCCGAGGGCCAATCTATCCGAGTCCTGCAAAGCCTCCCTCATCTGATCCCCACCTTCGCCTGACATCCAAACGGGATGATCGTCGAAACTTCCGCCGTGTCCCGCCACAATGACCTTTTTTGCCTTGCACGCTCTAAAGTACCCTTCGCATTCAAAAGCCTTTGCCGGTTCATCAAACAGGCATTGCCTCTCTATTTCTTCCGGGCAGTCGGCCATCTTGAAAAATTCATCAACTTCTTCGCCGCAGGGGAAAGCAAAAGTATAGATTGGCATGGCTATTTCATCAAACCTCCGTCAACCGGCGTTCCAGGGTTCGATCCGCCTGACATACCGGCAGGCAAATCCGCCTTGTACTTATTGCTCGACTGTATGCCCTGCATCTGTTCAGGACTCGCCATAACCCGTTTTTTACCGTCTCCCTGTGCTTGGGCTGCCTGCGGGTTGGTCTTGGCCGTTTGAACGGTTTGAGCGGCCATCTGTTGAATCTGCTGCAAAACATCAGATGGGATTCCGAGATCGGTAAGCACCTGGAGAGCCATTTGAAGTTTGTCACCGCTCATGCGATCCAAAATGGCTTTCCAGTCTTTTATGTTCATGCCTTCCAAAAGGGCTTGCGTATCGACGGCGCCCATCTGGAAGAGTTCTTTCAGGTCTTGCTGTTGTTGCAGGTTGGTTTTGGCAACGGTGCTTCCCGACTCCACGACGTAATTAAACTGCCTTCCCGCGAAATCGGTTCCCCGGAATTTCTGCGGTGCATCGTTTACTGTGATGGTCTCCGGGATGTAGTGGAAGTTCTGATAGAAGCTGATTGCCCATCTGCCTCGTTCGCGCACCAAGTAGTCCGTTGACCTGACCTTGTGCCGCATGAGGACGGCGTTTCTTTCCTGGAGCGTCATAATGGCGGCGGCGGCCTGAATGTTGGCGGGTTTTTCCCCCCGGTCAACGTCTTGAATCGCATGAATGCGGTCGAAAAATTGCAGGTATTTATCAAGAATCTGGAAGAAATCACTTGGCAGATTCGGCGTCACAAGATACCTGATGCCTGCGGCAACGGCCTTATTTGACGGTTGTAGGATTAGGCCGGCCTTATTTGTGATCTTGACTTCGCTCCCCGGCCCCCTGGGTATAATGCCGCAATCCTGAGGAATAATCAGGGCAGGCATGCACACAAGGTCGATGTAGGCTTTGATCCGGGAAAGGATTTCATCTATTTTTAGATTGAGGTCCCCGACCTGCTCGCTGGCGGAAAAGCCCCATACGCTGATTGAATCCTCGTAAGAACGGGCTATCGCACACGGGTAATTGCTCCAGCCGTAGGATTTCATAGCTTGGCCGGATGGGATGGCCGGGTTCACGTTCGGGTTGGCGCTGTCGTCCAAAAGAAGATTACCCCTGTTAGTGATCGTAATCTTCCTGATGCCGCCCGGATATTTGAGAGGCTCGGCTTCACCGCCGGCGTCTGCAGAGACCTTCTTTATAGACGGGTCTCGAACCCAAACCTCTATGACAAGCGCCCTGGCGGTTCGTGTGTTCCTGTCCTGTCTGCTCGGTCCCTGAGTCCCTACCCACATCCCACCTGCGTTTATGACCCCGTACCTCGATCCGGAAGGAATCGGCACGTTATCTTCCCGGTCCTGGCCGAGCAGATTGTAAACATCGTCCGACTCTACGCCTTCAACCCCGAATTTGGACTCTGTATAATGAACGGGAAGGGGAGACGCAAAGCACATGTAAGGCATGTCCTGAATGTCGTCATAGTATCCAGGCGCCGGGAACCAGTTGAAATTATCGACTATATGAACATCAAGGGTATTCTTAGCCAAGTTGGGAACGTATTTTTCAATGGTCGTGCCGTATGTTTCCATCTGGAGCGCCGATTTGGCGAGGACCTCACTTTGCTCCGTTTCGCTCCACCAGTTTTTAATCTTCTGGCTGAATTGCTTATCGGCGTCGTCTTCAATTCCATCAGCCGAATGGAGTTCCGCTATTGGGTCCCTCGACGTAAGATTCGCGACGGTTCTGTTCGTATTAGCGAAGATCAGGTTCACCGTTACTTTGTGTTTGTCGTCCCGATTAAACGACCGATTCCTATTCCAATGATCTCCTCTGTAGAGCCTATGAGATTCGAACCATCTGTCTCCAAGGCCGAGCCGTTCTTTCTCCCGTTGAGAATCGTACCAAAGCTGATACGCCCACATAGCCACGTCTTTATGGCCTTCGGGAGGCGGATTCGAAAGGTTCCAATCTTTATCAAAAACAGGCATTTCATTTTCCGGTGTGCCAATAGAAAGAGGCCCGTCTGCCTGTGCACAGAGGGCCTCTCTCGATATTGGCGTGCTCAACGCGGATCAGGCGGAGCACAAGGTTGTCTGAATTAAAATCTTACCTGTTGTAAAACTCCTTCTTCAACTTCCTTTTTTCCGCCAGGCACGGTTTGCAATGCTGCATGCAATTATCATAAAATGATTTCCGTTTTAAAGTGTGCCCGCAAACGGTTCCAGTCCAGGCGTCATTCGGTTTAGCGTTTTTAAATTGCTTGGTTTTTGATAGTCCTGCTACAACCGCTATGTCCGGGGTTATCGCCATCAGAGCTGCGAGTTGGTCCGGAGAGAGAAGGCCGGATTGAGCACCCTCTTTAAGAACTTCTGAAACAGGAAGTGTCTCTACGATTTTCGCAGGCTCTTCTTGTTTCTGAACGTCTCCATTCTGAGGTCTCGTTTTTACTCTCCCGTCAAATCCGGAAAGCGGAGAGCCGCACCCGCAACATTCCAGCGCGTCTCCGATCACTGTAATGTCGTAGGGAAATCCCATCCAGCCATGCTTCTGATAGAAAGGTTTGAGCCTGAACATGGCTCCGTTCGCCCGCTTCTCAGGATTGTACCGCTTGATCTTGGGATTAGGAATAGTCGAACCGTCCACGCCGGTCATAAAACCGTCGGAATCGTTTGTTTCATAGTATGCCTGGCCGCAGACACGGCACAAAATATCAAGCGGCATCTTGCGGCTCCTTCGCCTTGCCCTCGCCGCACCAGTCGGCCGGGTCCATATTCGGCCAGCAGGTGTGATGTATCTTGTATGTGGCGTTCGTGGCTATTACGCCGGGAGGACACCTGTGGCACTCGCCTTTAGACACTTGAAAGTAAACGCAATTCGCGCACAGAATCTTGTCGTTGCTCATTGCTGCTGTCCCTTTTCCTTTAATTTTTCTTCAGCCATCTGTTCCATGAGCCGCTTGTTCTGCTCCATTGTGGTTGCATTGGCCCCGAAAATATCTTCCGCCGTCGGCATGGGCGACGGTCCGTCAACGGCGAATGGGTTCCGGTATAAGCGCTCTGCGGCGGGTGGTGTGAGATCGTCTGCGTAGGAGCCGATTTTGAGTTCCGGCCGGCGCACCTGAAAGAGCTTTTCGTGTGACTCTTTCTTCGTTCTGAAAACCAGGACCCCGCCCAGGGCCACCGCCGCAAGCGTTAATACCCCGCTGAGTAAAACCGCTCCGAGAAGTGCAAATTCGTTCACGCGAGTTTCCTTCTTATCAAGTCCAACAAGTATTTAGCCTCAATCACCGCCATTGGATCGGTCGCCTTTTCGATAATCCCCCGCAGAGTCTCACGGTACAAGATAATTTCCTGGTGCGTCAAACCAATAGTGTCTGTGCCTATCGCTTCCGATTCCGGCTGCATTTTAAGGGCAGGTCTGATCGGGTGTCAGCCGTCCAAAATCCGTTCCGGCTGCATTACATATTACCACGGCCCTTTTGGCGCTTGCGATAGTAATCCCTGTTTGACCGGCAGCCTTGATCGTGACGTTCTGCCCCGTAGTGTTCTCAACGATGAACATCTTGCTCGGATAGGGCTTGGCGATAATATTCACTGCGCCGGAAGCCGTAGGATAACCGAGGCAATAAAGAATCCCCGCTTCGTTCTGCGCAGCAGTTAGATTCCAATCCGCAGCAGTCGAAGCCCACGTATTCGATGCCGAAAGCGCACCCTCCAAAGAGTTCTGTAAAGGTATTGAGTTTTCGGCTCCACCAACCAACACTATTCTGATAGACATTCTGGTAACTCCCTTTGCGAAATAAGTTTAATGCAACACCTCCAGAGGATTTCTGCACAGCACCGTCATCCGGGGTCGCTCTCTGTCCTCAGACATCGCCGTCTGTTCCGGCACAAGTCCGGCCATGCGGCACAGTTGCAAAAGACCGGCCTGATTGGGCATGGTATAATTTGAATCATCGCCGTGATGAGTTTCGTCGATTAGCCAGAGGATCGGGACATCGGTAGCTATGTGCAAATTCTCAAGTTTTCCCTGGTCAACGGCGGATTCCACAATTACTATCCCGCCCGGTTTACAACAATCGGCGGCGTTCTTGAGGCCCTGGTATGGATTCTTCAGGTGGTACAGAATGCCGTAGAAAAGGACAACATCGAAAAATTCCCCCGCCAAATCAAAGGGCTGGCCGATGTCTCCAGTGTAAAGATACGGAATATCCCACCCCGTAAACCCAAGACATTTTTCTGCGGATGGAAGCATCGGATACCATCTGTCCGCAGCAACAACCTCTGACGCCCCTCGTCTTTGGGCCTCTATTGCCCAGAATCCGGTCCACGTTCCGAAATCAATGACCGATTTTCCGGTAAGATCGTCGGGAAGTAGGAACCGATTGCCGGCCTCACCCCGATAGTCAACCTGACCCGTAAGAATTGTCCCGTCCGGCAATTCGATGGTGTGCCACTGATGCGTTTTGATCCAATCTGAGGGGACGGGAGTATGGGTCATTTTAATTCCTCACATTGTTTTATCACAATACCTTGCCCACCCATGAGCGCAACGGGGAACTCCACTTTCTCAGAGAAAAATTCTCTCACAGCCTTTTTAACTCCACGACATAGAGACCAGTTATAATCATCAAAGACCATAATCCCGCCACGGACCATGCGTGGATAAAAAAACATACACGCATCTGCTACGGACCTGTAAACATCACAATCAACATGGACAAACTTGAACTTGGCGTCTTCTAAGCCGGAAGTCGATTCCGGGAAAACCCCCACATGAGCGCACACGTTCAACCCGTTGAGAAACCTTATCGTATCTTCAACCGAAGCTGAAAATTCCCCCGCCTCATGATAGTCAATAGCGGGATCGGCGTCGGGCAAACCGGCAAAGGTATCGAATAAGTGGAGCCGAGTTTGCGGTACGGTCTTAGATAAAAGATACGCCGTACCGCCCCGATAGACCCCGAATTCCGCCATTTCTCCATCTAACGCCTCTACCATTTTGGCAAAACCGAATAAATGCCAGCATCGGTCATGGTCAACGAGAGATATGCCGTTAATGTGTTCCATTATAGAAATAAACTCCCGGCTGTCCTGCCAGGGAGGAATCCATCTGCCTTCACAATTTGTTTTTATCGGGTTCTTCATCGCCAAAATGTTTGCCCCCGCCCCGCCAAGGATGGTCGTGGAAGCATATTCTGTATCTTGGCGACAATTCTATCCGGAGTTAAAAGTTTCATGCACCTGTGCTCGAAATGATTTTTCTCATACCAGCACGCCCCTGGAACATCATGGCACGGAATACAGGACATTTCTCCCACCGGGTAAAGAGCTTCGACAGTCGGGTAGTGCTTTATCCGTGTCATCGGATCAATGTTGCCAAAAAGAACCAGACACTTTTTCTCCAAGGCCGCCGCCATGTGATAGCCGAAACTGTCTACCGAGATTATGAGGTCCAGCATAGAGGACACAGCTATTGATTCCTCCACATTGGTTATGTTCGCCACATTGACAAGTCCGGGCATTTTCAAGCCGGTTAAGTGTCTGGCCCATCCCCCGGTTTCCCCCAGGAGAAACACGGTAGCGCGCAGCTCCCGGACCAGGACATGAATCAACGGTTCGATATATTCAAGCGGCATGGAACGAAGGGGTGATTTTGAAAAAGGCATGAGCCCGATCCGGGGAGCATGAGTCCCGGCTAAAATACTTTCATCGGCGCGGCTCCTGCAGCCGGGGCAAACGCGAAGGCTGAACCGCTTCTTCGACTTTACTCCTAAAAGTTCATCGAAGATGTCGGATCGGTCCATGCTAATGTATTTCTCCCAAGACAGCTTGCCTTCCCCGATGTTGGCCGGTTCCACGGCCATTCTGAGATCGTATCTTTGGCTGAAATGGTTATTCCCGGCAGGAAGTTCGTGGATCGGGATGACTCGATCTACAAACGTAAAGTTATGCGCGAAATCTACGTTCTCCGGGGCCGTGGCAAGCACGAGATCGCTTTCGGGGTTCTGCGCCTTGAGTTCCCTGAGACTCGATGAAAGAATCATCAGGTCGCCTATTCCGCCCATCCTGATAACACAAATGGAGTCACGCATATCTTTGGGCCGCCCTTCCTCTTTACGCCGACGGGGGGGCCAGGGACGCCGCAAGCGCGTCCATGCCGGTCTGAACATTCGAGATCGCTGTAGTTACAGCCGGAAGAGCCGCATCGTCGGCGACGCCTGTGGCAATGTAGTTGTTCACTGCGGTTTGCAGGGCGGAAAAGCTCGTCTGCAAGGTAGTCACTTGAGTCTGTAATGCGGCAAGATTAGCTCCCATTGTGTATTGCTCCTTTTTTAGATGGTCGATTTCTTGTTGAAAGTTATGGAAGAATTCATCGAACATACGCTCTCCTTCCGCCTATCGAACCGGGCCGATCCCGGCCTGACTGTCGACTTGCCTGGCTGTTGCCGGACCGGGAGTACCCCGGACAGGGTCACCGAGTTGGCCGGTGCCGACCTTGTTGTGGTCCTTGGCGAGTAAGCCTTTGATGATAGACGACACAATAATTGTCCATTCCAGCGCGGTCGGCCATCTGTTTTGTACCAGAATCGGGTTGATCGCCACAACTACCGCAAAAACTATACCCGCCGCCGTAGTTTGCCAACTGCCCAAAACCGCCGTATGCAAGAATTTTATCATTTTGTTTTCTCTTTTTCAGACAAAGCTTCCAGGAACAAGCCGACATCGATTCCGGCAACCTCCATTATTCCGTGTTTGTGTAAAACCGCGCACAAGCCGGGAATCGCAGGAGTGAGAGCATCGAGTATTTCCACGGTAATCGGCATCTCCTCCTGCATGGCCGCAAGAAGCGCCGGAGCGCCGAATTTATCAGCGAGGAAGTTTGTGAGGCCCATTAGTCTATCTCCGCATCGGGTAGGAACTTCCGAAACCGCCGAGCATGGGAATCAGCATGTAAATCGCCATCACGAGCACAATGATGATCACCACAACCCATGCGATACGCTTGAGGGTGGCGTCTATCGGAGCGAACTCCAGGATGTACAGCAGCGCTCCGGCTACGATGATCAAAATTAAAAACTGAATTAAAGGATGCATACGAGTTCCTTGCTTAGGGCATGAACACCTTGAGAATAGGAGCAACGGCGTTTATTATCGCATTGCCGACGCTCTCGATAATGCCGGTATTGTTAATCGAATCATGCGCCAGCATAGCCCCGTCAGGCCCGTAGCGATCACAGATCGAGGAATTGGGAACTAAGCTGTTGCCGGTCCTGACCACGACGTAAGTAATCTGCTTGCCGCCCACAACCTCGATATGACGTTGGCTGACCATGGCCTGCGTGCAGCCGGAAAGAACCGTTACGGCCAATAACAGGGCCACCGGGATAGCCAACAAATCAATCAATCTAAACTTACTCATCTCCTGATATCCTTCCCTTCTGCCGCATCAACATAATTTGGACACAACAGTTTGAGAGCGTTCCGATATACCTCCTCAGTTGGGTAGTAACCCGGCCAGTGGATATAAATCATCTTGCACTCTTCGATCTCCTGTTGGCCCGACCCATAGAGGCATTTCATCACTTCGCCGCCTATGCTTTGCAGGGAGTGAAATCGACATAAAATTCATGGCCCCTCGATAGCTTATCCATTGCTCCGGGGTTGCTGATATTTATAGAAAAGCTTGCCGAAGGGGTATACTTAGACCATTCTTTATTTTCTTCAGTATTTCCATAAACCGCCGATAACTTTACATTCTCGTAGGCAATGGTGCCATCAGCGTTCTTCGAAAAGAGGACTTCATCGACTTTCATTTTGCACCGGACAATGCTGTTCATAGATTCAATCCTTTTAATTAAATTAGACATAGAGGCATTTCATCACTTCACCGACTGCCATTCACCAGTTTGCCCCCAAGATAAACAGCATCCGAATGCCGATAGATGCCAAAACCTAACCCCGTCCCAAATCATTCGATAAAACCCCTTCGGCGGTATGTGCTTGACTCGAAACATGATGAAGCAGTCATGCACTCTGATAAATGTACCGTCCTCGTCGCATTGTGTCTTCCCAATTTTACGCTCCCCAAAGTGCCAGCAAAGTCCCATCACTTCACCGCCGTAACAAATAGTGGAGAATCTTCGCGAACCATGAGCCACACAGCCCCCTTGGGAGGCGCGTGATCTCGCCATCCATCGGCCACAAAAGCCCCCGCTTCGTCTGACGAATTTATTTCGCGCTGAAGCTGCATCTCAGTGTGTCCATCGTCGAATTGCCAATGGAGTTGGCAAATCATCACTTCGCCGCCGGTGGTGCTGCTGGATGCGCTGTTATAAACGCATCTACCCGCTTAATGAAGTCGGCGTGCTCGTCGGTCGTGGCGTGCTCCTTGTATGAATCCGTAAGCACAGCCAGCATCATTGCCGGTAACAAAATCATTGCCAATGCCTCGTCAGCGCCCATCACTTCGCCGCCGCGATTGTCGCCTGAACCTGGCCGACTGTGCTGCTTACTTGATTGATCGCGCTCACTACGGCGCCTGTCGCTGCCGCTATGGTATTGGCTGAAGCCTCGGTCCCGATAGTGTCTACAACGGTCATCGCACCACTCGCCGCCGCAAGAGCATTGGTAGCCGCTGCAATATCACTTGCCGGTACACCGGGGATAGCTGAGGCCGCCGCGATAATTGTGGGAGCGGCCGCAAGAGCACCGTTGATCCACTGATCCGCCCATGCCTGGAACTTGGTTATGTCTGTCTGTGCGGAAGTCGACCACACGCCGAAGCCGGCGCACCCACAAAAACCGAAAAAACAAATGACTCCAATCGCAATAAGCTTTTTCATTTTCTCACCTTTCACTTAAACCAACGGGTAAATGCAGCCATCAAAAGTGCCGCCGCGATTAACTGTACAACTACGCCGGCCCCAACTATTTTAGCAACACGCATACTGATCGTATGCACGGCCTCGATTGCCTCGATCCGATTAGCCTCGGCCTTGGACTTCACCGCGTCAATCAGAGAAAAAATATCATTGGTGAGCCGGTCGATCCGCATATGCCTCTCATCACAATGGTGCGAAAACTCGGAGTGAACAGGGCAAACGACTCTCTCAGGAGTCACACCGACTCCTTGTGTCTAGCCAGCCATTTAAAAACCGCGTCAACGCCGTTTTCCCATGTCCCGTAATCCCGCGTATGTCCATCATCGTCGTCACCCACGTTGCCGGGATTGTGCAAGTCCGCGCCCTCACCCAATGTGCCGTACATGGTATCCTGTTGAATTAAAGCCATTGCGAGCCATACCGCGGGGTTACCAAGCTGATGATTGTCGCGTGAAGTCAAAAACATCTTGCCGGTGAGCGGGCTGTACGGGGCTCGGGCTACAATAAATTGTCGAATTTGAAAAGAAAGGAGAAAATCGGAAATGCCAACCAAGCGCTTTTCGATGTAAACCGATTGGTTTGACACTATTTCAGCGTGTGGCGGCGGTGCGTAGGATGTAATGTCAAAGCCGTTTACGATAGTTTTTTGCATGCTTCGGCCCCGGTTTTTAGAATGCCCCGCGGACTCGGTTACAGCTTATCGGCTCCCAGCCCGATGCCGGGAGCCGTACTCAAAGGAGGAGATAAAAAGATTTCGGTAAGTATTTCAGGTTTCTAAAAGGCTGTCAATACTTTTTTAACGATATATCAACAAAATTATTAAATATCGGCAGGGGATATTCAAGTGTAATATCCGATCAGCGAGGTTTGGCCTCCACCCAAGATCTTTTGCCAGTCGCGTTCCGCTTGCGTTACGGCTACTGGTTTGATCCCTGCGAAAACGGGATACGCAAAACTGATAGCCAGGCAGTCGGCACGGTTGGGGCTTTTTAGATGCCGGTGCTTCATTGAATCCTTACTCTCAATTTGAATCTTCCCGTCCAACCGGGCCACAGTGTCCGGGCCTATCAGTTCCGACCTCAAGGCGACATCTTCGGGTAGCGCCCCGCCGAGCTTAAGCCAGTCGCGCATAAGCTTCCACATCTCGGCCCGTTTATTCAAGCATCCGGGATCGCTTGATTCTTCGGCGAAGTTCACAAGCTGCCACAACCGCCTCATCTCCCTTCCGGCATCACGAATCCCGGTGCCGTATCCAAAATCTATAAAAACAGCCGCCGCACCCTCCGAATCTTCCAGGTTCGCAATCAGGGACGCCATTTGTATATCATTATCATTTTTGGGAATCACCCGTAAAATCCTGAAATGGAGACCCTGCCGCAAGCCGATCACCATATCATCGTCACCTTCACGCGCCGGATCGACGCTGATAATCTTCGGGGCGAAACTGTACTGACCGAGTTCCAGTTTTCGCCCATAAGCTGCATCAACGTCGGCCACGGAAATGAACTGCTTTGCGCTCATCGAAGGGAATATCCCCCTGATCCTCGTTTTGACAAAATCCGAATCAATACCGTAGATCGCAATTTGCGCCGCCAGTTCTACTTTGTTTGTGAGTTTTGAGGTCCGGCTGTCAATCTGCCTGTGGTGCCATCGTTTCGCCTCAGTCCCCTCAAAGCATTCCTTGAACCGCCCTGTGTTCCTCGTGGGATTCCCAAAGACACACCAGATAATTTCTGTGCCTTGATCGCTCAATGCCCCCTCTGAGACCTCCCATATTCCGTCCGGAATACCCGCAGCTTCGTCATACACAAGAAGAATACGCTTCTTTTTGTTATGAAGACCCTGGAAAGCGTCTGTGTTCTGCTCACTCCAGGGAATAGCGTCTATGCGCCATGTCAGTTTGTGCTTTTCCTGTTTCGAAACAATCGCAGTCGCAGTTAAATCAAACATTGAGCCTGCATACCAGCAGGCGCGAAACCACTTCCCCAGGTTACTCCATGTCTTCGTCTGCAACTGCTTCTCCGTGTTCGCCGTTACAACCCCGTTGGAATCCTCAAAGGTCGATAGGCACCACAGAATAAGCCATGAGACCATCGCTGAATTGTGAGTTACGATAAAATTGCCGGATTGATATAGCCCGTCGGGAGCGTCAACGGAAATGCACATCCCGTCTTGAACTGCTATCGGCTCGATTGAATCGATCCACCGTTTGAGATACCGAGGTGCGGAGGGTTTATAGGCTTTACGCCGGGCCGGATGAGTAAAGGGGTTGAATGGCGCGTTGATCGTTAATCTATAACAATCACGGCATTCATTTCTACCTCCCTCGGGGGCTGGGTACCAGCTATTTTTGATAGATACGTGCATCTGTGCCTTGCATCCCAATGATCGGGCCAGCCAAAGCACGTCCTCGGTCAGTTGTCGGCTGGTGCTTGAATATCCAATTGAGCCGGACATCTGCACTTCACCATCCGTATCGCAAAGTCCCTGGAGAAGCGCCATCCGGTTGGATACAGTATTGAACTTATAATCGTCCGGAATATACCGCTCCGGAGATGGAAGACTAAAAACGGGGTCTACTAGTAAGTGGGATATGTTTTGAATGCGATATGTTTTCCCGTCTGCAGCCGCATGAACATCATATCCGAGACTGCTAATTTTTTCTGCGATCTCCGGAAAAGGCTTCGTCCACGACGGTTGGCCTTTGGTACCATCTCCAAGCCATACGCCCATTACATAAGGGTGTATGTCAATTTCCCTCTCTTCGAATTGGGCCGCGCCTTGAACGGGGATTTCCCATTGCCTGGTACATTTGCCTCCGTTGGGCCGCTTAACACCCAACTTCAATATGTCCAGAGTGCTTAGAGCCCGCCAACTTTCAAGATTTCTTCGTCTCTCGGTCCGGCCTCTTACCATCCACAAATGGCCACTGGATACATCCAGATAACTGTCGTCATCGAACGTAACTCGATACATCGGGATTTGTCTGAAGCGCGTACAGGCATTTACGCGAGTGGGCGAGCCATCCGCCCCAAACACCAAGTCGCCGGGAGATAAGTCTCCCCATCGCCTCATTCCCGATGGGACCGGAACGATATCATCATAAGCTTGCATCTTACCGATGCCGTGGCCGCTTGCTACCGCCTCCCTGACGATCAGGTTCCTTTCTTCGGGGCTTGCGGTCCAGGCAGCCGCGAGTTTTGCACCGATTTCGCGCAATACCTGTTCCTGCCAGACATCAGGCCCAGACTCCCCCGCAAGCTCCCCCTGACCCCACCGGAATGAATACATTACCCACCCGAGCGGGTCATGTCTGAACTCAGCCAGTTGCGTTATCAAACCTCGAATATCGTTCATGGAGATCAGTATAAAAAAAATAGGGCTCCGGCGCAAGCGTTAACTTGCCCCCGAACCGTCAACCCCTTTCCCAAGACTCCCCCGGAAAGTTCAGGTATAGTAGGCGGTGGATGGTATTATGAATTTAGCCCGGTTCGACGGACGCAAGCGAAAGTGCCACCACACTTTTGGCCGGGCATTCCTTTACCCTTGGTGGAGGTTTTCGCTGTGCGCGTCTTTAAAACAAAACCCTACGTCGATAATTGGCTGCTCAACAGGATAATCCGGGACGATGGATACATCTCACGAGACGAAAGGTTCCTGCTCCTCATATTGGCGAGCTACCGGCACATCTATACCCTGGACTGCAACCCTCCAATCGCGTGGCTGATTACCAGGTTCGGACGCTCCGAAAGTACCATAAGAAGAACTGTCGGAAGGCTCGAAGAGAAAGGATACCTGGTTAGCATCCGCAGGGGGTTCAACCTCCCCAACCACTATTACTTCGCCTCCGACTTTAAACAGGCGTTCATGGCGTATAACTGTCCAAAGTTCGAAGGGCAAAAAACACCCCTCCTCAAAGCCAATCGGAAGCGCTGGGCTCTCAAAAAAGAGACTTTTGACTGTTCTGGATCAGTCACAAAGGATGAATGGTCCATATATAAAGAAGTAGAGATAAAGAAGTTAAAACTACTAGACGGAAGCTTTTTCTGCCCACACTGTCACCCCAACAAAATAGAAGAGGAAAAAAATAATGGAAACACCCTGGGATAACGAAAAACGATGCGATCTACCATGTGAATACCCCGGTTGCCGGACATGTGAAAATAAAACCCTGCCTATGGGGTACAGCACCGAATGCTCAGAGGAGTTCGAACGATGGCTAAACAAAACAGAAAACCAAAAAAACGAGCGCTGAAAGAATCACAGCAGTCCTTCGACCTCGCATGGGCCCGCTGGCAAACCCTCCATCTACTACCAGAAGACCGCATCAAACCCCCTGAGTGCGACCTCCGTTGCCTCAAACGCGGCTCCTGGTTCAAATTCTCACCACGTTGCCACCTCTGCAACGGCAACTACCTCATCCCATAGGCAACTCCTTGAAAAGAAAGGGCGACAATCCGTATCCCCATAACTATAATTTTTTCCCGGGGGGGGGTATATATAAGTTAAAGAAGGTGACATGTGGATGCTCTAACCATACCCCAGTAGGCAGTAGAGCGGCGCTCCTCGGCCAGCCGGACGACATAGCTCGGGCTCCTGCTCTCGCTATGATTACGAGTCGAGATTGGGTATGTCAAGGCTTTGACAGGGGGGATGTCGGCTGTAGAATGGCTCTGGGGGCCCTGGCTAGTGACTGATAAAAAGACTTATGTAAACCTGCCGGCTACGAATCGGCCTCTGGCTTAGGCATGGGCTCGATCTGAGGGATATCTATTATATTATCATCTATGGCCTGCTGCTCTGCCAGGCGGCGGGCCTCGACACGAGCACGGGCCTCGGCCATGAGCGCGGCCAGATCGCCATCCACGCCGATTTGGAGCTTGGGGCCATACTCGGCTGGGAGAAGCTTCTCCGCGGCCTTAAACCCTATCTCGGCGGCCCTGGCAAGGGCTGTGGCCCAAGCATTGGCAAATCTATAATCCTTGGGCGCATACTCCTGGAAATTGCGCAATTCCCGGCCGCAATCCAATGCTTGGCTTACCTGCTGGTGAGCTAGATTGGCTTTGGCGCGGGCGTATCGTGCAGCTAGCACCGCGTCGCACCGCACCCAGTACGTGAAATCCGAAAAGGGTATGCCGGCATCTGTGCATGATCGCCTGAGGGACCCGCCTTGCTCAATCCGCTGGCAAACGCCCTCGAACAAATCCGGAGTATACCGAGAGCGGGACGGGGCTGAATATGAGGCGCCGGGATAGATTACCGTAGTTGGGAGGGGCTGGTCCTGGTCCTGATTTTCGGGCTTTGCGGCTGCGATTTGATCCATAGTTAGGTACGCCTTCGCTGTGAAAGTGGGCGAGAAGGGCCTTGTAGCGCTACGTATTTTGGGCTTTCCGGGGATAAAAGTCAAGGATGGAGTTTGCAGACACGGCGAGCCCGCTCAAAAACGCGAAAAGCGGCGAAAATCTATGAAAATAGCAGGTAATAGTTGCTCTCAAGCAGATAAGTGGTGATGTGGGGTTATTTGGGATTATACGGGAGTTGACGATTGCAAGCAAGTGTGAGATAGTGCAATCAAATGGCAAATGAGTGAACGGAACATCAACCAGGAAGGGAGAGAGTATGAGACGAGCTGAAAAGTATTATGTATCGACAATGGACGGTGTAGCTGACGGTGGAATCCGAAGACTGACTGCATATTATAGCAATCGGTTTGAAGCAGAGCAGAAGTATAACGGCCTCCAAGCGCATTACCGCACGCTCATGTTGCGGCTGCTCATGCCTGACAACAAAACCCGGAGAACGCTGCTCAAAAAGACAGCCTGATTTCACCTTGCCAGCTTCGAGGCTGGCGAGTTT